GGAGCCGGTCATGTATGTAAAACACGTGGCAACCTCGTTGCTTTCCGCTATCATGTAATTGGCAGAATATACGGAGCCGTCCAGTCCATCATGCGCGCCTTTAAAAACCAGCTGGCTCTCGGCGTCCTTGTAATCACCTGCCTTTTTCGTGACCCGGTCTGCGATATAGGACATAAGTACGGGCGTTGACCCGTTTTTCGCGTATAGTGTAGGCATAGTAACGTCGTTCGGGTACGCGTAATTAAGGCTGTCTATGTACGTCGAAAACTGATACGCCGGTGTTTCATATTTAGGTATTGCCACCACCGGGGCGCGCAATGACGAAAGCTTCGATATGTTTTCTATCAGTTCGAGGCTATAGCCGTCCTCGTCTGCCGTTACACGTACACGGAACAAACCGCTACCGAACGGAATATTAAAGCCCCCAAAATACAATTCGGCTCGGTACGGGGATGTCCTTATGAACTTCCCCGGGAAACGTTCAGAACGGAACACCCGGTCATTAACTTCTGAACGCGGTATGTTGATTGACCCGGAGTAACTGACCGTTTGCTCCGTGAATTTTAAAGGGTCTGGGTTGTTGATAGTCAGTTTCACCGAGTTAGCGGTAACACCGTCTATCACTTCGCCATTAATTCGTATCATTAAGTCCATATTGTTAAGGTTCTATAATTTCAAACTTGCATTTAAACGCCGCTACTCGTCCCGTCGCACCGCCTTGTATGTTCAGCGCGTTCGGGTTCTGTATCGTAACGCGTGCCCACTGGTTGGTAGCCAAAGGGAATACCCCGGCAACCTCGCCCGAACGTGAAAGCCAGTACAGCGCGTTTTGGTTATCGTCCGTTACTACTACATTTATCGTAACGTCGTAGGACAACACGCGGTTGCCGCCCGAGAAGTTAACCAGGTAAGTAGGCACAATACGGTATTGGTCGAAATACATCGTATCGTAGGCGCCTTTGCTGTTAAGCCAGCGGAGTGTTACCCTTTTATTAGGGTCAGAGCAATACGGGTATTTGCGTTCAAAACGTGCGTAGCCCCATACGCTGGCATCATTTGCGGTTCTGAACTCAAACGTACCCATATTGGGGATGCTTGTATAAGTGGTATTAGTCCATTCACTGGATGTACCCGAGCCATTGTACCGGTACCGTAGTCTACCGTCCGAGTTCGCCGAAAACTGCCCGTATCGCAGGGCAAAGTTAAACGGTTTACCCGTTAACGGACTGTTAAGGAGCGAAGAGGAGCTAAAGTCCACTTGGTTAAACAAACCGTTGCCGTAGTCCGATAGGTTGCGCGTGCTCGGTGAATTTTGGAAAGCGCCATTGGCTATCGGTGCGTGTATTACGGGTAACGTCATTGATTTCAGTGTACCCTCTGTGTATTGTATCTGAATGCTATCCGCGAAATCAGTAAACCCCGACCCGGAGATAATGCTCTCTGCTATGCTCGGCGTAGCTGCTGCCATCATGGATATATCCAAAACCGCGCCCTCATATGGGGTAACTGTAGCTGCTGCCTTGGCGGCTCCATTACGTGAATAGATAAGGGCCATACTCGTAACCGAGCCGACCTGCTCCAATCGTATAGGGCGGTAAATGCCTGCCCCGATGCCGGGGACGTACAAACCGCCACCAGCTGCTACCGTTGTATTTGTTATTAGGTCTCTTAATATCATTGCTTTTTAGTTAAAATGGTTAATATCTCCGCCCTTACTATCCGGGACACCTCTACTGTGATACGTTGCACCATCTCGGGGGTGAGTATATTACTTGCTACGCCGCCTTCGTTGTGCTCGTTGGGTACGCGAATACCGTCTCGCTTGATAACGTATGCTATCGCGTATGCCGCTTCTTCGGGTATGTCCGTACCGGCGTTCGCGTTCTTGTCTTTTATCCATTGCTTAATGGCAGAAACGGGTGGGAAGCTACCAGCCGCCCTCCCGTCTTCCATCTGATAGATGTACGCCGGGCTTTCTATCTTCACGCCGCCTGCATACTCCACCACTTCTGTTTCTCTGTCGAAGCGGCCCGAAGCGTTAAGCCTCATGCGATAGTAGTTAGCTACTATCTCGTCGCGTATCTGCCTAACTAATTGGGTAACTTCCTTGTTCATAGTTAAATATACTTAAACCAGCTAAAATGTTTCCTTGTCTTTGGGTAGTCTACGTCGTGCTCGTTGCCGTAGGCTTCCTTCTCAAAGCTCATACGGTCGTATGGCTTGTCGTTCGGGTCGCACGGCTTCTTCTCGAAGCTCCAACCGATGAAGCGAATGACGTACTCAATACCATACCACAAGTAAAACGGCACGTACAGCATTTCACGCATTTGCATCGTGTGGATGTGTTCGTGTCTTAACGTCTTCTCGCTTATAACCGCGTTACCACGTACGAAGAGAATGCCGAATAGGTTAATAGCTTTGAAGCCCTTAACCGGGATAAAGTTGTTCCAAATGATTTTCATATTCTTTTTGTTTTTAAACAGTGCACAAAAGTACGAAGTAAACCACCAGAAAGCAAACGGTATTAAGTTCACGCCCCGTACTTGTAAGCGTCGAACGTTGCCTCCCACCCCGATTTGATAGTATCGTACTGGTTCTGTACTTTGGCGATACGGAGCGAGCCAATCTCGTAGCCGCATATGAAGCTCTTAAGCATCTCATGCAACAGTAGGTCTGTGCGTATCAGCGTTGCAATCTCTACTGCATCGTCTCGCATATAAGCCGATGTACCCATACAGCGAATTACTACCGTGTATGCGCTGCTGTTAGGTACGTTCGTGTCTGTATAGCTTCCGCTTGTTATGTCAAGCGTAAAAAAGTCGTCGCTCAATTCGTTAGCCGCTACGTTCTGTACGGCGGTATCCCCGAATATCAGCGTTTTGCCCAGTGCTGTAGCACGGGCGTTCGCTGTGTTAATTATTGTTTCAAAAGTCATAACTACCTATTTTTCATTTGTTGTTTCTTCATTTCTCGCTTCTCCTTCTCTATCTCGTCGTTACGTTTGGCGATGGCAAGCATAGCGTCCGAGTAGTTGATTTGCTTTGCGTCCTCAAAGCTACAGTGGAAAAGCTCGGCGGTAATCTGCACAAGCCCGAGAAGGTTCTTCGCTTGTTTAATCGTCTCATCGCCCGTCAACGCGCTTTCGCCGCCTGGCTTCATGTTCTGGAAAATCACCTGTTCCAGGCCATCGGCTATTTCCAGCTGTTTAACTATGAACTTGTCAAGCTTTGCAGCGTCGAGAATCGTTTCGGGTTCGTAGTTATCATCAGTCCACGCCTTGATACGCCCGTTTGCGTCCTCTGCACGGCGCGTTTCAAGCATAGACCATAGGGTTATACCCTCAACGTCCCTAAGTCTGTACACGGCTTTCCCATTGCGCGTAGCGACTTGTGAAGGTCGGCAGTACTTAATCATATCCTTTAGCAACTTCTCCTGGTCCTTGGTTATGTGTACCGTTCCATTTGCTGGTAGGTTAGCAACTCGTAATAAAACCTTTCGGTTGTTAATCGCTGTTATGCGATATATCCACTTCAATATAAATTTCTTCATTATTTGGGTCTGTATTTACGTATCAAGAAGTCCACACCGTAACGGAGCGCGTCGAGTGCGTGATTCCACGCGTCTATAGCCTCGTTGGTGTATGTGTCCGATACCTCGTCCTTAATCCATTTGTAGTTATCCAGCTCATCAAGCAGCTTAACGGAACGCTTTGTTACGTGCAACTTGAACTGCTTAACCTGCGCAATGCCTGCTGCCACCGAGCCGCGCCCCTTAACACACGGTATCGCTTTGATACGCTTCTGCTGTAGCTCCACGATACTCTTTTGCTCCGCACTATCGCACACCGTTACCACGCGGTTCAGTGCATTAGCGTTCAAGTAGTCCGCTATATGACTGTTAAGCAAGCCTTGTTCATAGCAAAGCAAGTCCACGAACAAGTCCCAGCCCTCCATACGTATGTCTACTATCGCGGTGGGGTCATTCACGAACCCGAAGTCAAGCCCCAGGCATCTACCCGTGTAGGTTTCCGGCATATCGTCGATTACTTCGTACTCGGGGTAAACATTACCCTCTACGCCGCCCGTCAAGCCCTCACCGTACACGCGCCACCAATTGGCATCGTCCTTGTTCTTCTCGATGGCTGCCACTTGTTCGGGGGTCAAGTACGGGTTATCCTTGTACGTCGAATGTATCGTAACGTATCTGTCGCCTACGAACTCGGTTTCGCCCCAAAACTTCCGTACGGGGTTGTAGTCGATGATGACCTTTTTACGGGTACGGATATCGAGCTGCCTAAAGATTTCCCGGGGTATGCCCTGCGCCTCGTTGACGAAGAGTATATCACGTGCAGGGCCGTGCACCTTGCCGGCGTTATCACATGAGAAGAACTCTACTATCGTACCGTTCGGGTATTCGTAGGTGCTTTCTGTTTTATTAAAACGGCTCTCCTCCCAATACCCCTCCGCGGCTACCATCGCCTTAAAGTCACGGAGCATACCACGTTTGACCATAGGGAACGTAGCTGCCACACACGAGATAACGAGCGGTTGGGGGTTGTTAAGCGCCAGGATATGCAGCATCTGTAGGGTTGCCCATGTCTTGCCGCTACGTGTACCGCCTTTAGAGGCCACACCGCGAATCTTCGGGTCTACGAAAGCTGCCAGTATCTTTTCAAAAGTAAATGTAACGTTCATCGTTAGATACCTCCTAACTTTTGTAGGTTCTTCACTGCATCCTCTGAAAGCACGTTAACCTGCATAGCCTTTGTGCCTGCTTCCTTGCCGTTGCTTGTCACGTCCTTAAGGTCTCGCAGTCCTCGGAGTTTTGCCATGTAGTTAGCATCAACCACACCGGCAAGCGCGCTCTCGTCCATATCGGTCGCGATGAGTTCAGCGATAAGGGCGTACCCCGTCAATAGGTTAGCCGCGTCTTCGTTCCCGTCGTCCGCCAGCTTTTCGAGTCGTGCGCCATTCTTCTTGAATGCCCGCATGGTCCACCCGATGAAAAGGCAGAAGCCCCCGAGCGATGGCGCGCGTTTCTTCTCTATAGGTATCTTTTGCCCAGCTGCGTTCCCACCCTTTAGGACTTCATACGTGATGAACGGGTTCTGCGCGCAAAAGTTCATGTACTCGGCTACGTAGTCCACGCACTCCTCGACGGTAGACAACGTGGCGCCTTTGCAACCGCGCGTCTGCACGACTTCATAAAGTTCCTTGCACTTCTTCAAATCTGTTTTAGGGGCTGGGGCTTTGCCCGTCGCTTGTCCCTTGGTAATTGCCGTCTTTGTATCCGGGGCGGCTTCCTTCTTTGCTCTTCCTGCCATAGTCTGTTTGTTATTTGGTAATAGGGTATCGCGCGTGTGTGCTCGCGGTCTCTTAAAGAGATGCGCGAGTAGTAGACCAGTATTCGGACCATCCAGGTATCGGGACGGTTTGGACTGTTCAAGCTATTCACGTCGCTTTCAACCATGGCACAAAGGTAGGCAACAAATCGCATCAGACCAACCAACGGGCAGTTAGGCATTTTCTACAAATAAAGTTTACAAATGAATTATATTTACACTGTGTTACACGTGTGCACGGTAACTACCTATCACAAAGAGGGTTACAAGCACCTGCACAGACACACACTTTTTTTTCTAAACTTATATTTAGAGAATAGTATATTTCACACCCTCCAAAATACACTTTTCTCCAAAATAATGTTTTACCCTCTTTTTACTGTGCATCTGTGTATTTACATATAACATATTATAATATAAGGAGTTAGGCTGCACAGAGACCTGCACAGTAGCGATTTTTTACTGTGCAGGTGTGCATAAAATATGTTAAATTTAGAGCCTCTTTTTTCTAATTATAAACAAAAGCCCAAATCTGACATTTTGTAATCAGATTTGGGCTTTTCGCTATCACTCGACTTGACACGTCCTTTTGGGGTGTTGACATTTAGTCCGACACGTCCTTTTGGGGCGCTGACATTATGTCAATTTCCACCCGAGTGAGTCCCGGTGCCAGTACCACGTTTGAGACGTCCCGTTCTTGAACGTTGATACCCTTTTTATCCTTCCGTCCGGGTCAATTCCGTAGGTTCTTGATATGTCCTGCTCGTTTCTTTTCTCCTCCGCGAGGCGTGCCTCGTCTCTGATAAGATACTGCCTTTTATTAATGGGCTGCTTATACGTGAAGTCCTGGGCAGCTACATACTTTGCCAGCTTATCAATCCACTCGTTGCAAAGGCGAGCCTCCACATAACCGCGCCCGTACTTATCCTTTGTCACCCCGGCAGTATAACCGTACCTCCGTATGAACTCCCATATAATGAAGGCATGGCAATTGAGGCATACCGCCAAATCCATAAAACTAACTTTCTTCATGCACAATTTCTTTAAGTCTTATATACTTGTAGTATGCCCCGGCGCGCGGCTTCTCCATAAACACGTCTCCATCTATGCCCTCTAAGCCTTTGGGTATGTTCCACGCGCCCACCTCGTCCGCCACACTCTCATGTACTTCTACTATAATCACGTCTTTTAGGCTCGTGTAGCCCACTACTCTAATACCAATAAGGTATTCCACTTCGTCAACCTTTGCGGCTGTCCTATCGCCCCATTTAAGCTTATGGGGTAGTTTTGGTTCTTTAGTCATTTCCTTAATCTTGTTTTCGTTAAACACTCCATTACTCGTCGTACTCCCCATCTATATTACGGGCCGCAAACTTTGCCACACACCACAAACCAGTTACCAAACCGGCACCTATTGCTATTCCAAATAAACACATTAATGCTTCCATACTTTTTCCTCCCATATTTTTGATGATACATTTTCTAAACCGTCTCCCATGCTCACAAGCTTCATACCTCCGTGCTTACCACGGATATAAGCGGCTTGTACATTGCCGTGCTCGTCCGTCGAGAATTGGATACCCCGTACGCCTTCATGCTCCTTGATAAGCCCGCCTATCGTTCTGGGTCTCGGGTCTACCGGCTCGTGCGGCACGTCCGGTTCTACCAGCATCCCGGCGTTGCGGTATTCGTACGATGTAAATTCCTCTTCAGATACGCCCATATCGTTAGCGCCCCAGGACTGCCAACCGTCCACGTGTTCGACGCCTAATATCACTCCGTGCATGTCGTTCCAACCGACTACCACACCGGCATACTCACCGTTCTTGTTGAATACCGCACGCCCTGCGTACAGCATTGCGAAATCTTTGTTTCTAATCATAATCTTCTAATCCATTAAATCATCAACACTAACATACCAATATTTTTCACATTCTTTGAATACCACGCCGAAAGGCTCCAGTTCCGACCAACCTCCGATTTGCGACGAGTCTACAATCAGACAGCACGAGCCATCAGGCCCCGTGGCGTAACCTACTACTTCCAAAATTTCACCCCCGCTGAGTTGGACATTACGACCGATATACTTCTCCATCGGGTGGTCTTCTTTCTTTTTAAACTGTGAGTACATCTCACTAACTGCTTTTGAATACTTTTCCATAATCTTTTGTTTTTAAATCGTTGATACAAATATAACGCTTTTCCAGTTACGTTGGTTCTTTCGTTAACATCATTTAAGTAATAAACTATCCTTCAGTGATAGCCCGTACTCTAATTGCTGTAGCTTGAAATTACGTTGTACGCTGTCCGCGGCGTTCTGTACGGCCGAGCAGCCTACCAAAAGTAGTAGGACTGCGATAACTGCTATTTACTTTTTCATTGGTCGAAGCATTTTATACATTCAAACAGATACTGCGCCATGAGCGGCTGCACGGCGTTACCTACACACTTGTTTCTGTCCACGAGATTGGGAAGCTCATTAGTGCTTCCGAAAGTTCGGGGTTCGGGTAAATCCCGTCGCTCTCTCCATCCCGGATATACTCGTGGAAGTTCCCCCGGTAAGTAGAGCTGCCGAAAAACCGATTTCGGTGACTCCCCTTCGCTGAACTTACACACGGGGTAGGCAATGATATATATTCTTTCCCTACATTGTTGCAATCCAAGGAAGCTACCTCGTAGACATTGCCACTGCGCATCATACCCGATTTCGGAAAGTCCATGTAAGACGTACTCGAATCCTCGCTTTCTAAGTAGAGGGCTATTTTCGATAATGACATAATCGGGTCTAACTTCTCCGATAATTCGGTGCATGTGTCCCCATAGTCCAGACATGCTGCCCTTAATTCCTGCGCCTTTTCCAGTAACGCTGATGTCCTGGCAAGGGAATCCACCGCTGATGATGTTAACAAATGGCGGGTTTTCAAGCGTTCTAATATCTCCATATACTGTGTGTCCATCTCCAAAATTTTTTTTAATTACTTTCGTTTGATACTTTTCAAATTCACAACTCCATTCGGTTTTTATGCCTGCAAGTGCGGCACCCAAACCGAACCCCTCTATTCCGCTAAACAGCGAACCGTGCGTTAATTCTCTTCTCATTTTTTACTGTAGAGTTCCATAAGTTCTTTAATACTCTGCATAAGCCCGTCCTGCGTCTGTTTCTTGCCTTCCAGGGCTTTTATTATCTTCTCGTCTACTGTTCCCGTGGTTAAGATGTGATGAACGGTTACGGGGTACGTTTGGCCCTGGCGATATAACCGGGCGTTGAATTGCATATATAGTTCCAAACTCCAAGTATTGCCGAACCATATAAGCGTATGCCCACCTTTTTGTAGGTTAAGCCCGTGCCCCGCGCTTGCCGGGTGCGTTATCAGCACTTTAATTTTTCCGGCGTTCCAGTCGGCTATCTGTTCGGGCTTCTCCAGTTTGACGGGCTTGTACGCCTTCAGTTTCTTCATTATTCGGTCGAGGTCATGCTTGTATGAGTAGGCAACCAATACGGGCGAGCCATTCGCGGCCTCTACAAGCTCTTCAAGCTTTTCTAACTTCTCGTCGTGCACTTCAATAACCTTTCGGTCGGCATCGTATATCGCACCGTTTGCGAATTGCTGTAACTTATTGGATAGCGCTGCCGCACTTGCCGCACTTATCGGTTCGTCCGAGTTGATAAGCTCCAATACTTGTTCCTTCTCGAACTCCTTATACTGTGCCAGCACTTTAGGGGACAACTCCACACGGTCGTATATGTTTATGCGGTCGGGCATCTTCAAATAGTCCTCAGCTGTCATCGATATGGTTATGTCGCTGATAAGGTCGCTTATTTGCCGCTCTGTTTCCTCCTGTGGGCTTTTCAGTGCATAGCTGTACACTATATCTCCGTTCCGTTTATCGGGCTTAAAAAACCTATCTCTGTATGCTGTGATTGATTTACCGAGCCTCTCCCCTTGGTCTATCAAATACATCTGCGCGAATAGGTCTATAAGTCCGTTTGGCGACGGTGTACCCGTCAAGCCTACTACTCGGGGGATGAACTTCCGCACCTTTCTAAGGGCTTTAAAACGCTTTGACGCGTAATTCTTAAAACTGCTAAGCTCATCGATAACAACCATATCATAGGGTAGCTTTATACCCCCGTACTCCATTACCAACCATACAATGTTATCACGGCTAATTGCATATATGTCCGCTTTCTTCTCGTAGGCTTCCCGGCGCTGTTTAACCGTACCGTCGATAACGGAAATCGTCAAGTCCTTAAGGTGTGCCCAAGCTTTAATCTCATCGCTCCATGTAACCTGCGTTACTTTCTTTGGGGCAATTACCAGGCAATTAGATATAATGCAATTATCCAAAAGGTCTTTGATGGCGGTTAGGGTTGTTACTGTTTTGCCCATGCCGCACCCGAGAAACAGCGCGCTGCATTCGTTATCTATGATATGGGCTACGCCCCTATTTTGATAATCGTGCATCTGCTTTCTTTCTAACATATTCTGCCCTCCCTTCTCCGTGGTTATTATTAAACTTATACTTCCTATCTGCTTGCCTTCTCGCCTCGGTCGCGCCCTCCAGCGTATCGAATATTCCAAGGTATATGGTTTCCCGGTTTACCTTGATTTGGGCTATATACTTTTTCTTGGCTTTCGAGAAATATACCCCAGTAACGCCCGAAGTGTTTTTGCTGCTTACTGATTGGTTTTTCCTATTCTCTGACCTCGTAACGAAACGAAGATTAAACAATCTGTTATCATTCCGTACGTGGTTTATGTGGTCTACTTCGAGACCCTCACCGTAGAAACCGTAGCACATAAGCATCACGACGCGGTGCACCGGGTAAAGCCTGCCATTTACAGATACGTTCAAATAACCGTCTGAATTCGATTTCCTTTGCGTTCCGGCTTCCAGTGTTTTAGGTACGCGGCTGTTAACGCGCCGGCGCCAATATAAAACACCCGTTTCATAATCGTACCTAAATAATTCTAAGGCTTCTCTATATTCTAACATAACATTGCTTTTATCATTGCTAACTGGGCGCTGAACTCATGGAGGGCTGCCGGGGTTATATGTCCTATTACTCTGTCGTAATCGGCGGCGCACTTGATGCGCTGACCGTTGATTACTATCTCGGCGTGTCCTGCGATACACTTTAACTTTAAATCTATATAGTTTACCATAGCTTTATTACTTCATTAATTTTGTTTTGTAAAACACGCAAATGCTTTTGAAGTCCTGCTCATCCGATACATATCCCAGTGTTTTACGCGAAAGGAAATTAACGTCTCGGGTGACATCCTGTTGCAACTGCTTTAGAATTTCCTCGGTGTTACCGAACTTATCATCACGGACATACAGCGCACCCGATTTGATACCAAAGTACATACCCAAACGGTATTCAATCTCTTCTTTTAAACTTCTCTTTTTCATGATTTCTGTTTTTAAAATTGTCCTTCGTAAATAAATAATCTCTCGGTAGCTTTTTTATCGGGGCTAATGCAAATCTGTATTGGCTTCTCCCAAATTGTAATAAAGTCGTCCGGGGCTTGATATTCGGATATATAAACTTTATGCCCGTCGTAAACACGTTCCCGGCACCACTGCCAAAACTCATCGTGGTTTATACCGTCTGAATATCCTGTGGTACCCATATACGGGGGGTCGCAGTATATTATGGACTCCTCGGGAATTCGTAGGTTCCTGTAGTCCCCGGTACGAAATTCTACGCCCTGCAAATTGGGTATCTGCTTTGCTATGCCCCTCACAGCCTCGGATATGCTGTCTATACACCTGCCGTCACTTCTCCAGTATGCGCCGGAGTAGCCACCAAAGAATTTGCCCCTGTAAGAAGCCACAAACCCCACCCAGCCCATAAAACCAAGGTCGTATTTGTCAGACCCCGAACGAAAACATGCCCTAACATCATTATACAGTTCGCGGCTTATTTGCTCGGGGTAGTTTTCCCCGGATAGCAAACCTACAAACATGGCTATCAAATACTCGTTGTAATCGTTTGCTATTCTGTTTCCCGATACTTTGTCAGTCACATTACACCCACCGCAAAACGGCTCGACGAAATACTGCCCTTCTTTTCTATCTGCCAAAATTATGGGCAAAATTTCTTTTGCTATTCTTGTCTTACCTCCTAAATACTGCATACTTAATTTTATTTTTTAATTCGATACTACAAAGATAACCCTTTTCCCGGTACGTTGTTTATTTCCTTAACGTTTCTTAAGAAAAAACTTATTGCTGCGTCCCTACTTTCCAAATCGTCGATAACAAATACTTTGAAGCCTAAAGCCTCTAACTTGCTATGTATCAGTAATTGTATCTTGGTTGGTTTCTTACCCGTGGTCTTTATCTCGGCGAAGCCTACATATCCACCCTGGCAAAGTATCATTCTATCCGGCAAACCTTTTATAAAGGTGGATAATAGTTTTATTACCCACACTTTTTTTGTTCGGTTAAGCTTCTCGGAGAATGTACGCTCTAAATCTTTTTCACTTATTATTTCCTTCATTATTATAACGTAAATTGAGTTGCTTTATTTTCTAACTTAGAAATGCTTATGAACTCGGGGTACGTCCCGTCTGCACGTTTTGCCGACATATTGCGATAGGAATACGTGTCCCCCCCTTTCATACCGAAGTAGCGAAATAGCCGCCCGTCGCACGTTATTATATAATCGTGCTTCTCGTAGTTCTTACCCGTGTACCCTATCTTTAGCGAGCTTCTGTGATTGCCAAAAAGGTTGGTATACTTTAGTTTGAACGTTTTTGGCGGCAGGTGCGTTTCCTGGGAGTAAAGCCATTGTTCTAACCCCGAAAGGTCTGCGTATAGGTGGTTTCTCTCTGCGTCGACACCCAAGTACATATAGGGGGCGTTACCAGTCATGAACACCGAGTAACCGACATACCTACCGTTCCACTTCGTTCCCTCAGTATAGAACGTTGCTGGCCTCACTGTCTCGTCCATGCAAAATACCGTTGTATCGTCGCTTTCCTCGTCCTCTACGGGCTTTTCTGCCTCGGCTGGTGCAACTACCTTGGTTTCCTTTGAAACTTCCTTAGATAGCTCCGCAATGCGATATTTGCATATGTGGATAATCTTTTCATAATCGAGCGTCCGCGCCTCGCCCTCTTTGGTACGTAATACGCGTTTCACTATATCCGCGTCCCAGGGGTTAAGATTATATTCTTTCCAAATGTGCCATGGTTGTATAACATGTTTTGAATAATCGGACTTGCCTACGTTGTAACTCTGTACGTCTTCACTTGTTGACATAACACAATAATATTTTATTTGTTTTGAACTCATTTTTATAAAACTCCCGTGCTTCCTTCACGGTTGGAAACACCCCATCTTCGGGGGTAGGATAATAAGAAGTACGTTCCCCTTCGTTTACTGCGATAACTTTTAAGATAGTAACCATTTTAATTGTTTTCTAAGTTAATACACTCCGTTAGTTCTTGCATGCTCGTTTCTGTGAGTTGGCGCGTGTAGGTCTGTCCCAACATACCGATGAACGGTTTGCCATCCACGTACATGATGCGCGATACGTGTTCAACGTTGATAAACTCTACTTGCAATTCACCCTTAACTACGAACGTCAGTTCAATAAAATTTCCACTTTTCATAATCTTTTCTTTTTAAAATTGTATATACAAAAACACTTCTTTATTTTTCCAACGCTTCGACCATTTTTTTAAGCTCTCCGCGGCTTACGGCTATACTGAAAACCTCCGTTAACTTCTCGGTGATAACCCAGGTACCATTAAGTTTTTGGAAATACGCCTCGTTGTTGCTCGGGTTGTTGAGGTTCACCGTCTCGCCCTTACCGGGCTTGTATTCTGCAAGGCTTGCAAGCGTTACCGCCGCTTCCTCGGGTGTACCTAAATGGACTTTCATTATATACCTTTCGGTCTCACGCGTTATCGCCTCAATGGTTATTTCCCCATTGGTATCAACCAATTTGCAAACGCCCATGCGGAAGGACTTTAATACATCGGGTTTACCTTGACTTGTAATCTGTGAAAACATTGATACACTTGTAAGAATTAACACTGCTAATACTACTAACTTTTTCATAATCTTTTGTTTTTGAATTGTTGTTATATACTATATACTATAAACGTTTTGCGGTTTTAAAAGGTTCACCGCAAACCTATTTTTTTTTATTGTAAACTTCTGATTTGTCTTTCCAACAACCGCGCCCGGCTTGCTTCGTTATCTGCGAATTCTTTGTTTCCATTGCTCTATAATTTGTTATATGGTTGACTATTGATAAACATAAGGAACTCATTTGCTTTATCTATTTCCCTTTGGTAGAAATCAACAGCCTTTGTTGCTTTCATATAGATTGGATTGCCTCTGCCGTCAATAAGGTAATAATCGAAACCATATTTTTCGGCATCTTCTTTCGTATCATATATGATAGCCTTAGTATTGGCAACGGCATTTTTAACAGTAAATGTAGTGCCATTTAGTCCGTCTTCTTTGCCGACGCAAACATGATTTTCACTCTCAACAATCCAACCATTCGGATTGTCATTTCTAAGAAGCTCCATAGTTCTGATAGCTTCTTCAATCCGTTTCTGTAAGTTTTTCTTTGCTTCCATTGCTGTTATTTCTTTCGCATTGATTTCTTTGGTAAGTTCTACTGTTGCTGTCATAATCTTAATTTTTAAATTGTTATTATTTCCTTTTGACGTTACAAATATAGGGTTTATTCCAATACGTTGTATCTTTCATTAACACTGTTTAAGAAATAAATCTCATTTAGTTATTCTGTTAACAGTTAGTTAACATTTGGGGGCTTTTACGCCCCCTCTGTTATCACTCGTTAACAATACGCTCATATCCTCGTGCGCGCCCGATACCTGCGACGGTTTTTCCATTCGCCGCTCGCTGCCACCCTTGTACCTTAGACATGATAGCGGCTATTTCGCGGCTTTCCTTGGTCGTTACGCGCCCTACTTCCATCTCGAACACGTCCGTAGCAATCTGCATAATAGACACGAAGTCCATCTTTTCCAGTGTAAAGTCTTCCGGGTCTATCTTTGACGCGTCGTATTCTCTAAAGTACATGCGCCTTTCATTCACATACATACGTCTCCAATCTGACGGCACAAGCATATTCAAATACGCTTCTACTGATGCCGTACGGGGGTCTGCCTCGAAATGCTCTTCTCGCCCTTTCTCGGCGATTTCCTCGGCTTCACGGGATAACAATGTACTTACTTTGCGGAAATACATTTGGACTGCCTCTGCCCATAGCTGGTCTACATATTCGTCGAACCCCTTCTCAAAGATAAGATGCGTATTGGCGTTCGCCTTAACCTTCACGGGCAAAAACCGTCTGCCGCCCGTATCGTCCTTTAGGAATTCGTCCCGGTTGGTTGTACCTATGAAGATACACTGCCTGGGAAAGTTCTTAGTGACGCGCCCGTATGCTGGTCTGTAGCTGTCCTCTGTTTTGGAAATGAAGTTTTTCACGCCCTCTACTTCTGAACGTCTCATCGCAGACAACTCTGCAACCTCCAATATCCAGTTACCCTGCAACTGTTCAAACGCTCCCTTACCGTCCATGCTCGAAAGGCTATCGGAGAACCACTGTTTGCCGAGCTTCCGTATAAATGTGCTCTTTCCTGCACCCTGCTCGGACTGTAGCACTAACATACTGTCGAACTTGCAGCCCTTTTGAAAGATACGCTTAACTGCCCCTACCATCATAATTCGGAATGCTTCTCGGGTATATATGTTATCCTCGGCACCCATGATGTGAATTAAAGCCTTATCAACTCTTTCGATACCGTCCCACTTTAATTTCGTTAGGTATTCCTGCACCGGGTGGAACGAGTTCATTTCTGCGGATAGCGCTATGGCATCGTCAATCTTCGCACTGTTGGATATACCGTAAACGTCTTCGATGTGTTTACGTACGCCCGAGTAGTCCACATCCTGGAAGTCCAAAGAACTATCCTTCGCGCGCCACAAGGGTACACGTGTAACAACCCGACGTTCCTTAAATAGGTCGCGCGCTATAAGCCCCTTTAAATTCGGGTCATACTTCATTATCAAACCGAGGTTCTTCGCTGATGGTAGGTAAGCGCCGCGCTTATCCGTTTCGAGCTTCGCCATAGCGTCCTCATACGTTGTTGCCACATCGGCATCCGTTGCCTCCTCTACTTCTATAACGTCGTCGAAATCGTCCATTACTTCGCCAGCCTTAACCGCCAACATTCGGGCACGTGCCGCTGCCACCTTTGGGTCCTTGTTTACAAGTTCGTTCATAGCTTCGGTCGAGTTCTTTCTGTCCGCGCCCTTATCCAACTTACCGAACTTGTGCACGCGTACAAGGTCGTAGGCGTTGAACACATGGTTACCTTGTATCGGGTCGTTGTTATGGAACGAATAAGCAAACATATCATTAAAGGTAAGCATACCGCCCGATGTGGAACCGCCCGTATACGTCCATCTGTCTTCCTGGTCGGTCGGTTCGTAAACGTCTGATAGATATTCCGCTATAACCTCGCTAATCGTGTAGGCGCGGCAAAAGTCGCCTACGTTACCCTCCTTCAATGTGGGGTCTTGTTGTTCTTTAGCAAGCGTCCGGGCTTCGCCCTTCTCGTCCTTGTGGTATGCCCATTCGGTTGTATCGCTCCAATCGTCGTACATACCCAAATACTTTTGCACGTCCAAAGGGTTTTCATTGAACGCAGAATAATCTATAAACTCATAGTCCACGTCTTTGGAAACCGACGGGAAAAACATGCAGCGCTCGGGTTGAAACGTCGTTCTATCGTACAAGTCGATACCCGTCAACTCTGCAACCTTTCGGGCGATGGCTTCGTATTGTTCCCCGTCCACGGGTTCGGACAACGGAATGATAACACGGTATCGAAGTGTATTCGCTTTTGGGTTATGCTTGTGCGTTCCGTGAATGATACATGCGCAATTAATAACAGAGTAGAACATTTCGGGGAAGTTCTTTTCCCCGTAGTCAATGTCAAGCGCCAAAATAGAGCGCTCCCCGACATTGTTTTTGTTTCTACGGCTACCGAACAACTCGCCGCCCATGAATGCGCCTACGTCTTTAATGTTACCCTGCTCGGCTTTGCTCGCGCTCATAAACTCCCGGTACGTCTCATCCGTAACGGTTGCCTTTGTCAGCTTCTCGGTCAGCTCGTCCCATGAGTAGGAGCGGTTTTTCCATGAAGTAGACTTCGCGCTGCTTGCTGTAGCAATTTTAAAAACCATTTTTCGTAAATCCATAATTTAATCTTTTTTGTAATATTCAGTAATATAACCTGCTGCTCTTAATGGTATGCCCTTTGCCCAACTCGGGGCGCTGCACATGGCATCGCTCATTATTTGCAGCGTCTTTTCTTCGTTTCCGTCTTTCGGTATCTCGGCGGCAATCTCGTCATGCACATGCAACACGATATTAAAACCTAAATCAAATACCTTAAAAATTGCGTTCGCCAGCAAGTCGCGGGCTATCGCCTGCACTACGTTTTCGGTTAGCTTGCCGCCGTAGGTGTTTAGCTTAACCCATTTCCCGGAAGTTTGGTCTTGTCCCATATAGGAGATGTCCTCAACTTCAAACGGGCCGTTAACGCCTTCTATGGTGCGCCTCCCCATTCTTGCAGACGGATAGAATAGCTTTCTACCGCTCGGTAGTTCGATAGTCATTGCGCCGCTCTCATATCGAAAAATAATACTCGAAACATCGTCTATCCTATAAACTTGTTCACGCCTTGTTCCGATACATCTTTTGGCGCAATCTTCAAGCGAACGCCACAAAGATACTACTTTCTTATTAGCTTCTCTCCATTTTGACAATATTTGAGGTTTTTCTTCTTCTGTTAACGCTTTCTTAATATCCATTGTAGTAAGGGCGTTAACGCCGCCTCCATACCCTAATGCAAGCTCCGCTACCTTACCGCGCTGTCTTAAATCGTCGCCCTTGTGTACCGGGACACCGAACATTTTAGATGCAGAAGCGCAATAAATATCTGCCTTCGGGTCATTAAATAAGTCTAAACGCCATTGCTCATTAGCAACCCAGGCAATTACACGTGCCTCAATCGCCGAGAAGTCTGCCACGGCAAACGTGTACCCCTCGGGGGCGATAAACGCGGTGCGTATAAGCTGTGATAGTATATGCGTAGGCTTGTCATATATAACTTCCATCATATCCAGGTCGTGCATCTTTGCCAGGTCTCGCGCACCGTCCAGGTCTTCGATGTGGTTCTGGGGTAAGTTCTGTAATTGAACCAAGCGCCCAGCCCATCGCCCGGTACGGTTCGCACCGTAGTAACGGAACAAGCCCCTAATACGGTTGCCTCTCCCGGCGCTTGCAAGCATGGCGGTGTATTTGGCGTTCGACGTTTTACCTATTTCCCTACGGAGGTCGATAACGTCTAACACTGCTTGCCTATCCTCGTCAGTAACGTTTTTAAGGCTCGTCACGGTCTTTATCACCTCCTCGATGTTATTCTTATTGAGGGAATCAATAACCACGCCTGTACGCTTTTCAATGAAGCTCTTAAGCTGTGGCATGGACTTTAGAGAACTCAACCCGTATACCTTTTCGGCTTTCTCTGTGAGACGCGCTTTATATTCTTCGTCCATATCTTGTGCGGCGTGTGCTAAATCGAGGTCTGCCAATATACCGTAATCGTTTATACGCTGGTCTGCTGCATATATGCGTTGCTCTTCTTCCGGGAATTCAAACCGGGACAACTTACCGAATATTTCCTTTTCTGAAAGCACATCATAACGTAGGTAGTCGATGAACTCCTCCCAGTCCTCGGGGGCGTGTTCCGGTAAATTACGTGTGCGCCCTCCGTTTGTTTTGGTAGGCTTGCAGGGAATAGAAAAATAACGGATAAGGTTCTTTCCCGTGCCCTTCTTCTTATCGTCCAGATTAAGAATATTAGATACCTCTTCCAGTGATGCGGGCATACCGCAATATAACGACATGTTAGCCGTACAGAAAAAACGCATAGGGCTTATGTCGAACCCGTACTCGCGCAAACATATACGTTCAAACGTAGCGTTGTGTGCTACTATTACAATGTCCTCGTTGTTCTTTACATACTCGAACAAATCGTAAAACTCGGTCAGCCCCCCGGGCTTTGTTAGGTCAATTATTGTAACCTCCGTATCGGTGTCCCACATATAGCCGCAAAGGAGAATCTCGAAATTCTCATCCTCACAGTATTTATAGTTACCGGAACTTTTAATGTCCGCTTCGGAATACGTTTCAAAGTCAATAAACAGATGTCTCATAACTCATTGTTTTAATTGTTAATACTATTATAACGGCAAAGGTACGACAATGTTTTTAATAAACAAGAAGAAAGGCTACTAATTGCATTTATTTAACAATTAGTAGCCTTTTAACTTAATCGGCAAAGATAGGCGAGTAGAAAATAAAGCCTCGCTTCTCGTTCAGAATAACGTATGTTTGTTGCGGTTCCTCATATGCCAGCCCGTGCCCCATTGCGAACGCGTCGAAGCCCTTCAAAGAGCCGTTAACACAAACCTCTTTAGTATATACCATTTGGTGGTAATGCCCGATAAAGGCTTTATCAATTTGTATTGTTTGGTTCATTTTGGCGTACCATCTCATCATAGACGGGTAAATACCTCCGATGCCGCCAGCCGTGCGGAATTGATGCCCGTGCGCAAATAACACTTTCTTTCCGTACACGTCGATATAAGCAAATTCACTTTCGGGGATAATGAACTCGAACTTTGTTAAACCCTTGAGTGTTAACGTTTGCTCAATATCCTTGTACATGAAGTATTCGTGGTTCATAGCGAATCCGTTCGAGAATTGCATTTTCTTCGTCGTTCTTGAATGATTTCCGCATATACCTACTACTACTATTTTTTGAAGGTCTGGCAGTTCGTCGTGGATAGCCATAAGCCCCGATATAATGAGCGTTTTTACGAACTGAACTCCCTGCATAGGGGTCATGCTGTTTGTTTGCGCGAGTTCGTCGTGAATATATCCGCCTATCATATCTCCGATAAGACCTACCACCAAGTTATCTACGGGCTTCTTCTTCACCATGTAGATGGCGTTTGAGAAAAAGTTCTTTATTCTCTTTTCCGCTATGTCCCGGTTATACTCGTTTTTGCCCAATACTGTAGAAGCCTTTACTACTTCGTCCGCGTGCCAGTCACTGGCTATCAAAAAGCCCGTGTTACTTTCGTCAAGCGTTGATTTAGCTTTTGCGTGAATCTCCACCAGTTCGATAGGCGGCGCGTCCTTCTTCAAACCGATAATACCCTTTAATTCTTCTTCGTTGTAATAGCTTTTAAGCTCCTCTATCAAGGGGTCAGCCTCAACTATGGGTTGCTGTACTGCTACTACCGCTTTGCCCTCACGAGCTGCCCAATATGCCTTGTTGACCTTATTATACTTCTTCAACGGTTTACCCGTCGCTTTTGAAATTCTAACACCTTCTGCGTTTACGTACGAATCGTATTTTCCCATTTTTGCTTTTTATTTTTGGGCGGCTGTTACACCGCCCAGTTATTAATTTGTTTAAGTCAGTTTTTTAGTTGAAAAGGTCGTCGTTTTCGTCTGCAAAGTCGAAATCGTCTACGCTTGTACCGCCGTCCAGTCTTTCGTCGTCTTTGGTCTTTTGCACACCGTTCAAACCTACTCCGATACCGTATTTACCGGTGAACTCATAAGGGTAGAAGGATACGGCTACATTGCCCCAGGAACCGCTATAAACCTCGTTCCGGTCTGTGATGTACTGTTTCTTACCGTCGATTACGATAGGCGCGCCTTGCTTCTCTTTACGCTTTGCGTTGATAAAGTAGCAACCTTGATACTCGGCGCCGTCTTTCTCTGCGTCCCCATCTCGTAACGGGTTAGTCCATACCTTCGGGTCCTTGCCGTTCAGCTTCGGGAAACGGGATTTCAATATATTGTACTCTTCTGCGATAGCTGCCTTAATCTTTGGAACTTCCGGGCTATCCTTCGGAATCAATAAACATACGCTGTAACTTGCTTCTCCTTGTCCGTTGACTTGTTGCGCTTCAAACAATCTAACATAACTCAATCTCACGTTCTTAATCATTGCTTTTGCCATAATAACTTTTTTATTGTTTTTGCCCTCTAATCGGTTCGGGCGTTCCGTTTTTAATTTGATGTTGCAAAGATAACAAATAAATCAATAGGTTGTTTACTCTGTTAACCTTGTTTAACTTTAAAAGTTTTTGGTGCTATTGAAATAGCGTACTCTAAATCCTTCTGGCATGCCATACATATGATATACTTCGGGTCGTCCTTTCCGTGTGTCCTAAAGCCACCCACGTATGCTCTAAAGTTATACACGTCTGAATTTCTAATAGCTTTAATCTCGTCCATGCTGAATTCCTTTAGGGCTACCAAAAGTTTTTGCATATCTGTAGAGGTTCTTTCAAGTTCTTTCTTGCTCCATGTGCGGAACTGCTTTTTGTTCCAAAACTTTGTTCTTAACTGAATCTCTTTCTCCGTTAAAATACCGTTGTTACTTTTCATATCGTTTTGTTTTTAAATTGATAATGCAAATATAACGCTTTATTTGATAGGTTGGTTCTTTCTTTAACATCTTTTATGAATTTAATTCGTCGAAGTCGTCAATAGTAGGGCTTAATTCTTCCCTCTTATCGCTTTCGGGGGCTAATGTTGGCAGTCCTTGCGGCTTGACTATCAGCCCGTCAAGCGTAGCGGCGAGCGGTTTCTTACCAACCAGGCGTTCCAGGTCTCCGATACCTTTCAATTTGCTGTTAGTTATGTCCTCGGTTGAGAAACCTAAGGCTTTTAGGCGTTCTATAGCCGTTTCCGTGTCGTTTATGACACGTACCGACCTGCCTTCTACGAGCTTCCACCCCTTGACCTTTTCGCCCCGTGTAGCGGCTTGCATTGCGAATGTCTTGACCGAGGCAAGCCAGTCGGTGAACATATCGGACTTGCTTAATATATCTCCTATCTCGTCAAGCGTTAGTGCCTTGGTGTCCCCATGGGTCTCGAACTCACTAACTAAAGCGTCTCTCTGTGCCCTGCATTGTGCCTTGAACTTGCAGAACTTACAATGACTACCTACTTTGGTTTCCCCTTGTCCCGCCCAAGCCTTTTCGGCGGTGGGGCGCAGTACGTGTATCGCCCAGTGGGTCAAATCTCGCGCGGACATCTCAAACACAGAGTAGTTGCCTAACCGTACTTGTGCAATGTGCATACGTATCTTTTCAATCTTTGCGCGGTGCGATGGTTCTAATGAGTTGAGCACCCCGATAGCGTACATCATTAATTGGCTGTTCCCGTTGGCGTCTACTTGTACGCCCTTGCCATACTTTAAATCGATGATGTTTAGAACCGTGTTGCCCACTATATCGCAATCGCAGCTACCGAAACACTCGGGAACGTATGTCGTTAAATCGAACTTTCGTTCTATACTCATTTTGGCGCCTTCCTCCAGTTCGTATATGTCGCACACGTAGCAAACGTAGTCGGTTACGTAGTGTTCCATTTCTGAACCATAGTACTTGTTGTTACGTATCTCATCGGGTACGGGCAATTCGTCCAATAACGGTAGGTATTCCCCAGCTAAATACTTTTCTATCGCGTGCTCTGCCAACTCGTGCGCTATCGTTCCCTCTTCTGCTGCCGTGCTACTCGTGCTCTCGTACGGTTCTTCCAACCGTGCAGACGGTGTGCAGTTAAGCCAGCGGTGCGAACTGCTCGGAGAAAGTAGGGCGTGTGCCCTACTTGTGTGGTCTACTTGTACTTTCATTCTTTTAATCGTTGTAGGTTTCAATACGTTGTTTCAATAGCTCGTACTTCTCGGGCTTGATACGCATAAGGGACGCGCCGCCGAACTCCAACATAATATCCGTTAATTGCTGGCGGGTGATTTTCCCGGACTTCATTAAGTCAATCATGAACGCCTGCATGTCTTTTGCCGTTAGAGGCTCGTTTGAGGCTTTCTCTGGGACTTTCTCCTCTTCGACGGGAGCTTGTACGGGTTCGGGTTCAATCGTCGCTTGTGGGGCTTCCTTTACAGTCTTTGGCTTTGCTACCTTTTCGGGTTTTTTCATTTCCTTTTTAACTTCGGCGATAGCGTCTGCTATTGCCTCCTCTGCGATAGCTACTGCCACCTCCTTTGCTTCCGGTACGGGTGCGGCGGTCTGTGTAGGTTCGCTAAACGTCGGTACGCTTGTACTGGTTACGGGGCTTTCTGTAGGCGCTGCCATAGCCTTAAGAGGCGCGCTACCGAATAGATGGTTCATAAGTTCGTTTACAAATTCCACTTCCTGTGCGTTTGTAACGTCAAAATCGATTGTTAACGGTGTAATTTTCATTTTCTTTTCTTTTTTATATGGTGAATAATTAATTTTAGGCTTCTTTTATTTGTTCGGCTCCCAAAATGGCTTGCGCAACCTTGATTATTGTCTCATTATAGAACTCTTCCAACTCGTCACTGTAGATATACATTGTTCCAACGTTTACCGGGTATTTTGCTCCTCTCATTGTAGAGAGGTAATAAGGGAGTATAAACCCCCTCAAACGTCGGCATTTCCTGCACCGCGTCAATAACTCGGTATTTGTTCTCTCTCGCAATTGCCTGCAAATGCTTTTTCACTTCATCGATAATAAACTTTTGCTCTTCCATAACTTTATCTTTTTAAATTGTTGATGCAAATATAACGCTTTTGCTAATACGTTGGTTCACTTGTTAACCTTATTTAAGAAAATAGCTTCCATAAGGTCTTGCATGGAGCTGTATGATACCCCCTCGAACTGGTAGCTGTCAAAATGCCCGTCGAAACGTACCTCTGTAAAAGGCGCGCTTTGTTCCGTACCGTTATCATCCAAGAATACAAGGATATGGCTTTTCATCTCGAACTTACCTTCTTTAATCGTTTCCCTAAAAATACAGTTAATCGCTTTCATAATTCTACTTTTTAATCGTTTACCTCTTTTTAATAATCAAGTTGTTTTGCTCTACGAAAGTAACTGCCTCCTTCTTCGTTTTGAACCGTTTGGATTGACCATTGTAATACTTCCCGGTTATCGGGTCTATTATGTTTACTTGGAATCCTACCGAGCCGAGGACGGTTACTTTAATAATATGCGCTGACGTTCTCATAATTCTACTTTTTAATCGTTTATTTCCGTTTTAATGTCTTGGTGACCTCATGTCATCCAGGAAACCTTTGTTTCCTTTTGACCTTGCAAATATACGGCAAATAACGATAGGCTGTATCTCTTTTTGTGCTAATAAACCTTAATCAAAAGTGAAAAGATGTAAACGAACAGTGTGTTCGGGCTAAAGTGCTATTTATCAGTGTCTTATCCTGCACAGCACAGAAACGCACCTAAATTTCTAAACTTTAATATAGAATATAGTGGTTTTTACAGCTCGTTCTATAGTGGTAAATGCTATTTTCTCCAGAATAATGTTTTAACCCCCTTTTACTGTGTTTACTGTGCAATTATACATAAGTAGTTGATATATAGATGGTAGGGCTGCACAGAGACCTGCACAGACCCACTTTTCTACTGTGCAGGCTGTGGTTAAGGGATGTTAACGAAAAATGGAGAACTGTTAACAGCCCTCCATTTCCTAATTATTTTAACTTTACCGCTATGTCTATATCTATCTTTGATTTGGGGTTTTTGTTCGATATGTCGTGCTCTATAGCCTTGACCCCCCATCTGAAAAACAAGAATCTTTTCTTTCGAACTGTGATAACACCCGTTATCGTGTCCCTACCTTGGTAGCTTAGCTCTGTACTGTCTTGCTTAACCCTTGCTTGTATTGTGTTCCATGCGTCCCGGTATTCCGCTATAAGCTCCCCGGCTACGGTATCGGTACGCACAACCTCCTTTATTACTGTCTTGGTAACGGTACGGGTCGCCGATAACGCATCTTTCACCCGAACGTTAAGCGCGTCCACCTCTTTGTAGAGGTCTGCGTTCGTCTTCTTTAGCTCCTTGTGCGACATCTCTAATGCTTTATGCTTCACTGCCGCATCTCCGAGCTTGGTTTTATACTCTATCTGCACGTCGTTCATCGCCTCAACGTTACGCTCTAAACGTCCTATTTCGGCTCTTTGCTTCCTTATGGTGTCTACCATCTTGGTTATTGCACCAAATAGCACCATAAGGACTGCAAAGCCTATAATTATCTTTTGTAGTTTACTCATAGCGAATTGCATTAATACGGTTCACCCATCCTTTGCGGTATTTCTCGTTTTTGGGGCGCGCCTTGCATATCTCATCAATGAACTTTGCCCTATCGTCTTTAATCGTTTTAAAAAGCGTAGCCGCGTCCATAGCGTTAACGGCTGCAATGGTCTGCTTACCTACGATACCGTCCGCTTTCACGCCCAAAAGACGTTGTGGGCGCTTTATACCGTGCGAACCCGAAGCCCAAACCCAGTCAACTAAGATATTTGCTACCGACTGATTTTTAATTTCATCAGCTTTCCACCTATCCCAGTACAAAGATTTGAAAACATCGTGCCATTCGGCATCGGATATGTTTTTCAAGTCTTCAACGGTAGGGGCGCTTAACCCCTTTTTCCGTCTGTACTCGGTAAACGTACCTATTGTTATACCTTTGTTCGTCGCACCGCCTAAATCGTCGGGGTCATTAACGAAACCGCCCTCCCACTGTAGGATGAACGGTATTAGTTTACTGCTGTTCGCCATCTTCTTTCTCCTTTTCTTCTAAGGGTATTTCATATTCGCCGTCCTTAATCTTTTTCTTAAGTTGGAAATACTTGCTATTCGCTATGCTGTTAAGCACCTTCACGAATTCATTTCCCGGCTGTACTACCCGTAGGTTTCTTGTTATGTTACGCGCGTATATAATAAGGAATATACCCGTGAGCGCCTTAACTAAAAGCTGATAATCTATCCCAGGTTCCAACATATTACATGTTAGAGCTACAAAGAATAGAATCGCATTGGTTAGGAACAGCTCTTTAACCGCTTGCATGGTCTTTTTGTGCTTGTAGGGCTTTCCTTTCGCCCGGTCTGCCAAATAGCCTACCAACCAATTCAATGCGGTAACGATAATCACTAAAAATATAAAGTCCCGTATATCCGTAACTACTGCCAGAACGGTAACAGCAAAAAACGTGCGGAAATAGGTCTCTAATTGTTCTATCACTTGATTAACCCTATACGGGTGTTCGATACTGTACATGCCTTTATAAACCCGTCCGCCTTCATTTGGCATATCAACGGTTCTATAAAAAGGTCTGCTTTGCCCCGTTCGGCTTCAAACCTTTTAACCTTGCTTGTATCGGGAACGACTACCGAGCCGCCATAGGTCTGAATCTTCATACCCGTGCTCGTACTGTTTTGGTCTGCTATCTGCAAATACCGCGCGAACGCGTAGTAACAGATAACCTTTTCAAGTCCTGCGAAGTTAGACCCGTCCGGGATATATTTCCCGGGGACAGCATCGTACATGCTGCCAACCTGGGGTAATATATCGAGTAGGTCCGCCTCGAAGAACGCCTTTTCTATCTTATTATCCTTAACGTCCGTTGCTATCTCAAACAACTGGCGGAACTGTGCTACCGGGTATGCTTTCGGGTTTTCCATCTTCTTCTTCAAATTTATTATTAATTTCTGTAACTGACGGGTCAACCCCGAACACTTGGTGCAACTCGCGCGAAATGCGCTGGCGTATCTTTTGCAAGCTATTGCGATAAACCTTTTGCAGCTCCTTTATAACCTCGCCCGAAGCATTAGAATAGGTCATTAGAGAGCTATCAATAAGGGGTAACGGTATGTTATATGCCGCAATCGCGATATCCTTTCTTAGTGGTTCTACGTATGCCTTGTACAGCTCCCTATCTATCGGGCTGCCCAACTGGTCAACTCTGATAAACGGCTTGTCAGTAGCTACGTTTTCGTCCCTTACTGTAAGCACGGAGCCAGCGTTCTCGCTACCCATCATTTCGGCTAACGTATCGCGGAACTCTTGCTGTGCCTGCTCGGTCTCGAAATCACCGTGCGACACGATGCTACACATGTGGAAACCCCTGCCCAAAGTACGGTTAACGTATTTACCGTTCTTATCTTCCGCGCCCATCTCGTTACGTACCGAATGGAACGTGCTAAGGGGGTATGGGCGCGTTGTTCCAAGGTTCACATATAACAGTTGCCCCTTGTGGTTCTCAATACCGCCGCACTCCTCAACCTCCGATGCGAAATTTTCCGGGTCAAAGGTAGGATATACCGTGGAGTTCTGCGCGCTGCTCGTTGCCTTGACGTTCTGTCTGTCCCAATTATTGAAAACGCGCCATCTCTTTATGGTAGGGTCTTTCAAATAGTTGTCGTTCATCTCAGCACGTACATATTCAAACGGAACGTTGTACACGTTTCGGGGCTTGTAGCCTTCGGGTGTCAAGCCGTATTGGACTATCCAAGCCCAGCCCCTAAAACGTGCGACATCGTTTGCCGTAGCCTCTAAAACATCGTCCATGTTACAGCCGTTACCGTTTGTTATCGCCGCGAAGTCTTCGTTCTTGAACCCTTCACAAATAATGTTCTCGGTCATTTTCTCGACCGCGGCTGTGGCTGTCTTGGAAGCGTATATAAGTTCTGCTATCTCCTGCGGATATAAGTTGCCGTCACCGTAGTTAATAATCTTATCGCCCGTATTAGCGGACAACTTAAGCGCCTTTTCGACAACAAGCGCGAAACGTCTGTAACCTATCATATTTAAACCTCCTCTTTATTGATTTCTACGAAGCATTCAGCATAAGCCGGGTTTTCATTCATGAGGCGTTCCGCGATTTCGTCTGTCATGTTTGCACTCTTATATACGACACCGTCGACGTAATGCACGATACGCGCCCCGGGCTTCATAGCCCATCTGTAAACCACCTTAGTTAAATACTTCGTTTCGTACCACAAAGATAAATATTCCATATCCATATGGCAATTAGGGTCAAGTTTTAGACCAGTCATTGCGAAATATGTATCTAACTTCTCTTGTAATGTTGCAACCTTCGGTTCAACAACAACGGGAGCAGTGCTTTCGCCCTGCCCCGTATTATTAGTTAATTTTTCTGCCATTTTCTTTTTGATTTATTATTCTGCTAGTGTCGGGGTGTATACGGGGTAGACAACGCGTCATAATCCGCTTTGCTCATGTTGTGAATAGTCGTGCCTACCTGCCAATCTTCAACGCCAAACGTATATGTATAATAGGCGCTCGCTGTAGAATCCCCCACAAGTTCAGTACAAACCAAGGGAGCGCCCAAACCGTAGACCTTAATCCTTCCAGGGGCGTGTTCTACTGCGATAACGAGTTCTGCACGTGAAATAGCATCTGATACACCCAACGGGCTAAGCGCCGTCGTGTTTACGGTCAAACTAAAGTTCTTAAACGTAATCGATACGTCATAAGCACCGGGCATAACGTCCTGCGATTTAAGTCCTACAGACACAGTGAGAGAATTATTAATTGCCGTTATGTCGAAGCCCTTTGAGCCAGTTGTACGAGTAATAGACGCTACGCCATCAATTACCGTAAAACTCGCAATATGAGCAGCATTAATAAGCTTTGCCGATATTGGACTACCTAAGTCCGGGGCGGGTGGATTACCACAAGGTAGGGCCATGTTGACCCCAATTATTCCTAAACATGCCATATTATTTTTTCCTTTCTTTTTTAGTTAATTATTATCCTACTGCGCCCGCGTAAAGCGTATCATATAAAGATGTTAGCGCGTACAAGTTATCTTCTCCAATAACGTTTTCGGGCGTTTCTAACGTATATGAATACCAGCCCCCATTATCGTGGCTGCTGCGCTCCGCCGATGTCGCGGAAAGTCCGTAATACAGTCCATATACTGAAATGCCGGAGAGGCCAAGTTTTGACGTTACGGGCTTTGTTAGAATTACAAACGACCCGTTAGTCATCGCGGTCGCCACTTTGATAACTGAGCCAATATGCCTATCGCCCGTGGTTATTAGATTTGCCGTATGCTTATAAGCATTCGGAGCACCTTCGTTAATCTTTAGGGCTTCGGACATAACAAGCGACCGTTTAACGGTATCTATTTTATAAGCCTTTGCCCCCGGAACTAATACGAGCGTTTTAACAGTATTGTAGTCGGCTACGTCTACCGAAAAACTCGCAATATCCGCTTTATTAATAATCAACGCGCTAGCTAAACCAGTCGCGCCACTGTCGCAATCATAGGCAATTGCGCTTGCCAATTTTGAAATACATGCCATAATTAAACTGATTTAGAAGTTATTGTAGTCACTGCCGCTGCTGCGACAACCCTCGCACTGTTTCCTGCCGAACCTTCGGGGGAAGCCAATGTAATTGAAGCCATCTTAGCGTTAGCGTTAGAATCAAAGTCAGCCGACGAGCATTCAAGGGGCGATGTATCGCCAAGCACCGTAAAATCGCCGTCATTGAACACAACAAGAACGTAGAACTTACCCGAAACCACAGAGTTAATGAAGTCACGAGTATCGTAATTATACGGTAATTTGAACGACACCGACGAGTCTATACGTGCCGAAGCATCTGTAGTTTTTAGAGATGCCGTTACCTGTATGTTTTGCTTATACCCTTCTATCCTGTACGACTTTGCGTTTTCTGCGAATGCCGCCGTCATTATAATCCCAACCGCATTGTACGTAAATGTAACGTCTTCCGCGTGCATTAGGTATATGTCCTTAACACCGACCTGCCGAATCGTACACTCTACAGTGATATTAGAAGCAAGTTTGTTTAAACAATTTTTTGCCATATTATTTGAAATAAAAAAGGGGCTGGGTTAATATCCCAACCCCTTTAATTAGTAAATGATTTTATTTTCCTGCTTTCGCTGTCAACCACAACTGCATTTTCTCGGGCGCTACCAACATAGCATCAGCCGCGAACAAAGTCTGTGAGTAGTAGTTACGGCTCTTAGCATCCTGGATGAACGGAGCGATAACGGTACCAGCGCTTTCCAGTGCAATCTGAATGTTGTCTTTCGGAGTGAACGCGATAAACGCGGTGTCCAAACCGTCAGCCGTTGCAGCATTAGAAACGTGTCTCAACTCGTTAATCTTGTAACCCTCGAAGTAATACACCGGGCGGCCGTCTACGATATCGGACTGGGCCACGCTGTTATCACGTGTCTGCAACAAGTTCTTGTACAAGCGCATAACGTTAGATGTAACGAAGAACTCCGAGTTATCCAGTGTGTCGGGGCGTTGTGCGTCGATAGCACCACGCAATGCAGCGAGAACGCCGTCAGTGGTGAGGGCCAATACTTTTTCAGTCATTGTGCTGTCCTTGTATTGCTTGATGATACCGCCGTTAGTGAAGATACCGTAACCAGTTGCTTCTGCCGCTACGTTACCGTCCAACCAAGCCAAACGAAGCAAGTCAGCTTCCAATACCTTCAATACCTCGGACTGGATAAAGCCAGCCAATTCGGTTTCGGAGAAGTTGTCATCCAGGTTGATACCCTTCGCTACCATCTTACCCCACAAGCTCTGCAAGCAAATCTCAATAGGCAATTCGATAGGCGCGTGCTGGTAATATTTAACCTTGTCAGCTACGCTATTGTAGAAATATTTACCGTTACATCCTGCTGATTTACGCAGCGCCTTGTCGGCTGCTGTAAGGGAAACAACGGGCGTACCGTTAGGGATACCGTTCATTACTGTAATGCCTTGTGAGATTTCACCAGCAAGGCCGACGGTCAAAGAGATAACCTCGTTAAGTGAGTTGAGGTTTAATTTGTTAAGGTCTGTAAATGTGAAAGCCATAATCTTTTGTTTTTAGTTATTTGTTGTAAAATCTTTTAGCTGCTTCTGCTACAGCCTCTTTTGATAATTTTGTTTCTTTCTTCTTCGGCATGTTAACCGGGGGCACACCGGGTTTCGCTGTCGCTCTGCTAAATTGAGCTGTCATAGCTTCCAGCGATGCGGCAAGTTCAGTAACCGACGCTTCCAAAGCTGCCATACGGTTTGCAAACTCTTCGGGTACGTCTGCGGTAGTCTGAGTTTCAGTCTCTTTTTTTTCTTCTTTTTCCTCTTCTTCTACCTTAGCTTCTACGTTTTCAATAACACCGTTTGCAATGGTGATAACCAATACACCGTCCTCAACCTGCACTTCTACCTTGCCGTCCGGGTGGGCATTGCCTTCGCTATCGAAAACCTTGTCACCGATAGCCATTGTTTCGCCTGCTGCTTCAATCGTGATGCTTGAGCCGTCAACGGTTTCTACCGTCTCAGTTGCAAAGCTTGACTTCTTGAATAGCTCCGCGAAAGAACTAAAAAATTTGTTCATCTTCTTTTCGTTTTGATTATTAAATAAGCTTGTGGTTGCCGCTGGAAGACCTACCAAATCGCATGAATATAATTCAAAAAATTCGGTAACGTCCAGCACATCACCGTTTAATGTCTGATTGTTTATGCCTACCACCGAAACGCCCAGCATATCGGGTTCGTTCTTTATCATCTCGGAGATGAATTTTGCCTCCGATGGGTACGCGGCTTGTAGGGCTTCGGATAATTCCAAATCGGCATAAGCTACGCCGTCCTCGTAGACGAAATTAACGAACTTTCCTAAATATCCGTCCAACATATCCGCCCCGTTATGGGTGCGCCTGCAATGGATAGGCTTTAGGTTGCCGAGCGTTACAACGCTTTGAACTGCGGTCTCCGTAATGACTAACGGAAATGCCTTGCCTTCGTATGTACCGAAATTGGTAGTAACCCCGGCTTGAATAATTCTAAGTTTTCTAAATTTCATATAATTTGTCTTTGTTGTAACACGTGCAAAGATAGGCAGTATATAGTAAACTGCCATCTCTGTACGAGTTAATGGTTTAAAATGTTGCCAGCCCCTGGACTACTGAAACGTCGTTCTGTCCGCTGTTGATATCCTGCACCGATACAACCGGGTTAGGCATGCTCATAACCGCGTCGATAACTACCCCGGCGAGTTGGTTAATGCTTTCGCTTGATAACTTCATGCTCTCCGCTTGCTTCACTACGCGGTTTGCCTCGTAAAGCCCGGAAACCATACCGCCATCAGCGAACTTGTAAAGCCCCGAGGTACCGAACGAGTTGCCGCCGTGTGCCTCGTTGAGCGCGGATAGGGCGTTAATCTCGGCGCTCGCTGTCTTCTTCATAATATAGACGTTTTCGCCGCCTTCCGCCTCGAATACCTGCCCGTTATCACCCCGAAACGTTACGCCGCCTTGTGCATGGGAGCGCCCGTATATCTGCCCACCCTTTGCATACTTCTTGACTGATGTGTTAATTTTCGTATCGGGGTCTTTCTGTTTTGCAATCGTAGCGACTTGTTTCATACCGAACGCGATAACAACCGCGGCTTGTGCAATACCGAGAATACCCCCAGTAGCAAGAGCTTTTGTTGCGCCTAAGTAAGTATTTATTGTAGCTTGAACAACGCCAAATGCCTTACCTATAGCACTTTGCTCCCCTAAGAGTGTTGACATTTGTCCTGCAAGTCCTGCGGTCATTGCCAACTCTGCATTAACGCGTGCCTTGGTGTTCTCCTCCTTCGCCTTCTCATATTTGGCTTGTATCAACGCGGTGTTAGCCCCTATCTTCTCGGCTGCTTCCATCTCTTGCGCGTATTGTGCATCGAGTTGCATTTGTCGCATGTCGTATTGGTTTGTTGCTTCGGCCATTTTCAGCGCCTGCAAGTTCTTCGCGTCCATCGCTTTTCGTTCTTTCATTAACTCGTCCTGCTCTTTTTGACGCTGCGCCTCCAATTGCTGTACGCCCAAATTAAATTCGGCCTCTTTGTTGGCGTATTCCTGCTTTGTGATGAGGCCTTGTTCGAGTCTGTACTTTTCAAGCTTTAAACTTTCCTCTACGTATGCCTTTTCGTTTTCTATCTTCGTTCCTATGGTATCGTTTTCCAGTTCCCTAGCTTTCATTGAAAGTTGAAGAGCCGTTAACGCGGTTTCCATCTGCTTAATGGTTGCCTCTTGCAAGGCGCGCTTTTGGTTCTCCGCGTCCTTCGCTGCCTTTACTGCGGCCTGCGCCTTCTTGGCCTCTGCCGCCTTGTAGGCTGCTGCATTGGCCGCTATCTGCGCCTTTACAATACCGCTCGCCTGGTTCTCCAGTTCTTTACGCTGCGAGATGTATTCGGCTTGGCGCGCCTGTAGGTCTGCCAGTGCTTGCATTTCTGCACGTCTGTCTTCCTTGCTTGTGTAGCTCAACTCGTTTTGCGCCTTAATTTGATTGTACTTCTGCTGTAGTACGTCTATCTCGGCTTTCTCCATTTGCTTAGAAATCGCGATAGCCTTTTGCGCTGCCGCGTTTCGTTCTTCTGCGGTCTTTAGCTGGTCTCCTACAATGGTACGTTGCGCTTCCAGTTCTCTACGCATCGCCGACAATGTTACGAGGTTGTTTGTTTCCGCCTCGTATATTGCAAGTTCTTGCTTGGTGAGCGCTTTGGCTGAGTTCGCTGCCTTAGTGGTCTCCTCGGTAATCAGACCGATAGACGAAAGCAAGTTAACAACCTTTTCGCTCACCCACTCGAAAGCCTTTGCGACACCGCTCAACATGTTGGTGATGTCGTCGAGTATCCGGGAGAAGATAACCTCAAACGGAGCGAATGCCGCCTTTAGGTTTGCTGCCATCTCGCTATTGCGTTTCATCAGTTTTTCAACCGTGGATATGAGAACCAAGATAACCGACACAACCGCCAATATCGGATTGGCTTTCAGCGTAGCGTTAAACACCTTTAGGATGTTCACGCCGCCAGAAAGAGACGTAGCCATAGCCGCCGTAGCCCCGGAAAGACCTTGTGTGCTGCTCATCGCCTCCTGTATGCTTTCCGCATAGTTACCTACGTTTCGACGGTTATCGCCTACCGCCTTTTCCATGTCCTTAAGCCTGTCGCTTATCTCCTTCGTCTCGGTTACAAGCTTCTGCCCCTCTTCCGTGTTGTTGCGCGTCGCTGCACTCATTGCGTTCAGCTCCTTGGTGTTCTTCGCCAACTGTGCCCGAAGCGCGTCTACGCTATCCTCTTGGCTGTTTAGTAGGGTGGTGTTCGTCTTTATCTCGCGGTTGTTGTCGGAGATTGAGGCGTTGACGTCCAACAACTGCTTTTTCAAATCTATCTGAGCCTTTGCCGCATCGCCTACTGCCTTTTTATACTCGTCTTGTCCTATTGTCCCGGCCTTGTATGCCTTTCCTGCCTCGTCCAACTGCTTCTTCTCGTCCTTAAGCGCTGCCATTAGCTGGCTCTTTGTCTCCGCCAGTTCGACGGACTTTGCTATAAGAGCGTCCAACCCATCAAGGGCGGATGACGTATCAAATGAGAGGTCGAGTAGAGTAACTTTTTCTGTTGCCATAATCCAAATTATTAATTTTTAACTGCGATTAACGTAACGTTCGCATTTCCCGTTGACGGGTCCCAATTGCTTAACGTTCTAAGGTAAAACCAGTGGTTAAGCTCACCTACGAAATAAAGCGCGTCGGACTTCATTTTCTGTATATCGAAATATGATAGGTTCATTTTAGCCGTAACCTGCCACCCGGGGGAGAAACGGTAATAATGCCCTGCTATCGTAGAGCGATATCCGCTTGCACGGTTGAAATAGTTATCGGGTACATATGCACCGGCGGAGCTGGCAGACCTAATCATGGAGGCGTATGGTTTTTGTGCGCCGGGATTAACCGGGAACGCGCTCTCGCCTACTGTCTCCTGCGTAGATATAGCCCCACTGTAACCGCCTACCGTCTGTTTGATTGAGCCTACCTGCACTGCGTATGTTCTTGCAGCGCCCGCGGCTTCTGCAACCTTTATGCTTGATTTGTCAATTTTCCCTGTCCAGTCAACCCGGTACGTAGAAATAGTAGACGGGTTGATAAACGGTTTCAGTGTCAACGAAAACGGTTTGGACTTAAATTCATACGTCCAGCAAAACGCTTTGCAGAATGCCTGCACAATACCGAAAGGTGTATCAATACCCATTGTTTCTACCAAGTCCCACGCGTATTCCGGGGCTGTAGCCGAATTAATCTTGAACGATATATAATATGCTTCTGTATTCGGTACGGTAGTAATCGGTGTAATCGAGTACACCCCCGATGACGCCGAGGTAGTAAACCCGAAGTTCAAATCGTGTGAATCCCTCGGAGTAACCAAACATGATGTACTACCCGGGTTTACCGGGTAATATGGGTGGTTGCCGTCGGGTCTTACCGCGCCGCGCTTAAATGGCAAAGCGAATGTACCGCCGTTGCTTCTAAGATAAACGGTAGAGGGCGCGGAAGGTGGAAGGACGATAAACGAATCATCCGTAAACCTTAAATCGAACTTGGAGCCGGTCATGTATGTAAAACACGTGGCAACCTCGTTGCTTTCCGCTATCATG